ATCTGCAACCGATATAACCGATCAGGCAAGTCTGGATTATTATAACAAAGAGATAGCCCGTCTGAATTTACTTGTACAGAAAACGGACGAACTCAGCCGGAAACGGGTGCTCGATGCACAGAAAAAAATGGAAGGTGGCCCGATCAGCCAACCTGCTGTATTGTACGGGTTAGATGATGCTTTATTCGATATAAACGGTGAATTGCCGGTATTCGATGATCTGGCGCAATTGCCGGATAAATTAGAGCCTGTGCGGACCAAACTGCAGGAAATACAAAAAGACTGCATAGATGTGAGTGACGTTGTCAATGCAGCTTTTAACGATCTGGCGGTCGGGTTCGGCGAAAATATCGGTGAGCTTATAGCGGGATCCGGAGATTTGCAGGGTTTTGCCACACTCGTTGCCGGAACTTTTGCCGACATGGCCATAAATGTGGGAAAGACTGCGATATCGACAGGTATAGCCGTGGAAGGTATCAAGCTTGCATTGAAATCGCTGAATCCTTTTGCTGCCATTGCTGCCGGGGCTGCGTTGGTGGCTTTGGGTACTGCTGTAAAAAGCTCTTTGGGTAAGATTGCTGATGGAGGTAATGCTTCGGGAACATTTTCCGGGAATGCTTATAGCAATGAGGTGAATATCGGGAATACAAAAGATTATTCTTCCGGGATGGATTCCGGTAAAATTAATGTAATTGTAAGTGGTGAGTTGAAAGCAAAAGGCAGTAATCTGGTTGCTGCAATTAATTCTGAAAATATACGTAAAGGATTGACGACATGAGTTACGGTTTGAAATACAGGCTGTCGTTTGACAGCGTTTCGGGTACACCATACGAGATAAATATTCTGGAGGCCGGATATGACGGGCCTGTAGAAAAACGGAACCTCGGCAGCGCCCCTGTTCTGAAAATGGATGACGGCGAGGCCGTGCGGGGTACCTCTCTGGAACTGAGCATAGAAACCTGTTTTGACGGCGATCTCCGGGAGTTTTACACGACGGACAGAAAGAAGTTCCGGGTAGAGGTGTACCGTTCGGGCGTATTGTTCTGGAGCGGACACATCCTTCCGGAGCTGTATTCGGAGCCTTACATTTCCGTTCCTTTCGATGTATCCGTTACGGCCTCCGACGGTCTGGGCTTACTGAAAAATATTCCTTTCGGTCTGAGCGGCAAGCGTTCCGTGTTTGATGTCATCAAATATTGCTGTGAGCAGACGGGACTGGTGCTTAACTATGTCTTTGCATCGAAACTACTTGCTACCGGTATGAGTGGTGTGGCGAGCGTGTACACCCAGGCGTTTGTAGACTGCAATGCATTTGACGATGCGGATTGCTATGAGGCCTTGGAGAAGGTACTGATCACTTTCGGATCCTATATCAAGCAGAAGGACTGCAAATGGCATGTGCTCCGGTATACGGACCAGGATACGGATCTGATGGAATATGATCCGTCGTGTAATTTTGCGGGCGGCTTCCGGCCTGTAATGAAAACACTGGGGGCTATCGGGGATGACACTTATCCTGTCGGGCAACTGGAATCTGAGATCGTCCCGGCCAGGAAGGATTTTACTATGGAACAGCCCTACGAGCTGTATCCGAGCCTTTTGAAAGACTATTGTTTTGCGGCGGTGGGAAGCTGGATACTTTCTCCCGGAGTACGGTTTATGCGTGTGGATGAAGAGACTTACTGTGAACTGAAACCGACAAAACTTCCCGAAAAACTCGAAGCCTACGTTATGCAGTCCATATCCGTAGAAGCCTGCAACCGGCCTTTCCGGATAGAGTTTCAGTTTTCGATATGTCTGATGTCAAACCGGGAGATCGGTTCGATCGACATGAGCACCGGCCGAAGTTTCCGGCTTGAGATTTTTATCACCGATTCCGGTGGCACCAGGCATTATCTGTCGGCTGAAGGCTGGGGGACAAAAGAGACATACATTGAAGTCCGCGGAGATGTACAGAACGGCAAACTCCGTATTACGGACGGAGTCAACTATGATTATATCCCTGCGAGTTTCGAAACGTTCAGAATCAATCTGGAGCGTATTCCCTATTCCGGAGAGATGGCTTTTCGCATTATAAATCCTTATAAGTATTATACGGTTCCCGGCACGCCTGCTCTTGACGATTACAACGATATGAACATTATCTGCCTTAAGGAGTTTGTATTCACCAGCGATGTCGACGGAAATCCGGACGTGAACGTTTTGCTGAACCCGGAAGCGTCGACGTCGGCCCCTTCGCTGAAGGTGGGTTTTGTGGATGCGCCGTTTACGGAGAACGCCCGGGGCATCTTCAAAAACATACTGATGACTTCCGGAGGTTTTACGTCGGAGTGGTATTGCCGGGGAAGCGGACTGGATTCTTTTGCCAATATCGCCCTGCAGGACATGTCGAGCCGTATCGGCGTGCCTTCGTTTTGCCTGCACGGGGTGATCCATGCGACGGATTTTGATCTGTTGTCTGACAAGTATTCCGGACGGAAACTTTATCTGAAGGAGTACAGCTACGACCTGATGGAAGAGGAGATCGACTGTACGTTGTGTGAGTTGTTGCCGTTCAATGCCGGTATTGACGGAGAGATTACGCAATCGCCGAGGAGTTCGAACAAGTCCAAGACTGAAACGAGGGCATCGGGCGAGACCGAATACCGGAGCTACGGCGGGACGATCAGTACCCCCAAGATGATCCGGGAGCTTGTTTCCATGCCGGATGACCAGCTGTCGGAGGGCTGCCTCCTGGAGGTAGACGACAGGATGTCCGTATCATCGAAGAGGGTGGCAGTCGGGGGGCTTACGGATTTGTCATACAAGCGGGTGCTGCAGTCAGGTGTGTTCTGGACCAAGGAGGAGATGAATTGTACGGACGGCTATCTGGAGGTACAGGGAGAGAAAATAAAGGCCGGGGACAGTGATAAGTGGAATGCGCATGAATTTGATGATTTTTTGGATCAACCCGTCAGGAAGACAGACAGCGTACAATTCAAACAAGTAACAGCGGATAAAATAACAACTGATGAAATAATATCCGATAATTTTGTTTCAGGCCCTTTAGGGGAAGGGATGAACCTTATAAGGCGCGATAGTAGCGGCAAATCCTATCTGGAAATAGATAAGATATTCGCACGTTATAAAGCAGTATTTGCAGCACTCGAGATCAGAAAACTGACTTATGCCGGAGGAAATTATATTTTCTCTCCGGCAGGTGCAACCTGTACCATGGTTGAAGATAAAGAAGGCTTTTACCGTTGTTATTTTACTGCCGATGACGGAGAAAAAGCTGTGGAAAATCTGTTCCGCACCGATGATTTTGTGCAATGCCGGGAATCGAATATAAAATCAGGAACTTACGAAAATATCAGTAACCGGTATTATTGGCGGAGATGTATAGCAACCGGAGATGATTACATTGACCTCTCTAAATCAGATTGTGATACAGATAGTGATATCCCTGCAATCGGCGATTCCATGGTTACGATCGGAAATAAAACCGTTTCCACTAGACAAAATGCGATCATAATTTCTGTATATGGCGAAGGATCACCTTCCTTTATTCAGTATAAAGGGATAAATACCTTTTCCCTGGAGGGTAAAGCAAAAATTATCATTTCCCCTGACCAGAATCGGTTTACAGGTAAATTTACATTCGAAACAGGGGAAGATGCAGAAGAGTCCATCGGAAACATACAGAATAATCTAGATAACCTACAGGTAGGAGAAACCAATCTCCTTGACAATAGTAACAAGGGATGGAAGAATACTGGCTATCCAATAGCGACAATTTACTTAGGAGACTATAAACCCAAACAAGGAGAAGAATGTACAATTGTTATTAAAGGCAAATTAGGGGCGAATAAAACAAGCTGGGGTGTTTACAATTCTGGAGGGAATGTTGTATTGGCTAGTTTTTATCCTGGTGGTCCCGATACAGATTATATTGCTTTGAAAACTTTTAAATGGACGTTAGGGACGCCTGCTGTTGATAATACATTTATTCGGATATATCCAATTCCTAACAATGAAATTAATGAAGAATCTGAAATAGAGTGGGTAAAACTAGTATTAGGCAATAAAACTTCGCTATTGTGGACTCCCTCCATAAACGATCAGAAGCAGATAGCCACAGATATAGCGCAGGCTAAGGCAGACTTGGCAGAAACAAGGGCTAATGCTTACGCAGACGGTATTGTAACAGAGGCGGAGCAGAACGCAATAAACGAGGCGCAGACGAGATTGGATGCGTTACAGATCGGTTCCCAGAACCTTATATCCAAAAAAATGATGTTGAAGTGGAATGAGAAGAACAAGAATATTGCGGTCTGGGGGCAGGATGCAGACGGGGTGTATCTCAGGATAAATGAAGTACTACTGCATAAAAATTGGGCGGGCAGCAATGAAATTGCTAATCCGGTATTTGATTTGCAATTCAAACCCGATACACAGTATGTATTATCTGTTGAATGGAAACTTGCAGCAGTACAAAATTACGATGGACTTGCTTTCAGGATATTTTACACTGATGGAACGGCAGAATGGCATGGATTAGCAGGAACAATAATCACAAAAACAATCGCCAGATTAATTACGAAAGCCGGGAAAACAGTGCAGAAAATATCTGCGTCATACGGAAGCAGTAAAGCCAATACACTAATCTACAATATCTCCCTAATCGAAGGCAATAAACCCTTGCAAGGCTTTCCAGTAGCAGAAGAAGATCAGACCGGAGCAAATAATGTGAATCTGGCAGATGGGACGAAGGAATTTACGTTAGGCGTAGGATCTACGAATTATACCTATAAGGAATTATATGTATCTAAAATAAAGCCTAACACGGTATATTACGTAAATGCAGGTAATATTCAGAATTTAGTAGGTAACCCTGATAGATATTCTTTTGTACTTTATAATAAAGATATAAGTACTGTGCTATGTCCAACATTAAATGCAGATAAGAATGGAGGTTTTTTAATCACATACAATAATTTCACTGAACAAGAAGGACGTTTATTGTGTTATGCAGGTATAGCTGGCTCCACTCTTGGTAACTCTGTAAAATTTACCGAAGTAATGCTAGTCGAAGGCTTTCTTCCGGCCCCTGTTTGGGCTCCTTCTTTCTCAGAGCAGCAAGCAGAAATAAAAACGATAACGAAAACCCTGACCGAAATTAAAGCCGAAAACGGAGAAATAAGTTTAAGGGTTAACGAAGTTTCTGAGAGAGTGGAAGAAGCCAAACAAGAGGCAATTGATACTGCAAATGAATATGCAACTCTTAAATCATATCGTGAAACATGGATTGATCTTACAGCAGAAAAGTGGAATCGGGATATGTATTATCCGGTGACGATTAAAATTGATGTTACAATAAAGACAAGAATACAAGTCGATACCCCGTTGGATTATGTCAATGTGTCATGGGGAACTCATGAAAGTGGCGGATACTCAATGTTATGCGCGTGGACTGTAAACGGAAGCGGATGGGGTTCTATTACTGTCCATAGGGTAATAGAATCTTCCCAATGGGGATGGACTGAACTAGATCCATCTTCTCCGGATAGATTGAAGATTCCATTCGGGTCAATAGGACAATTGACGAACAACAATGAAGAATATATCTTACTTCGCGGAGGAGGGAAATATAGATTCAGGATTACGAATAACTGTGTACCAATTGAACATAATAGCAGATACACGGTATATGGTGGACAACATGTAGATCCACAGAGTTCGGTAATCGGGCCTGTTCTTACGAATGCAACAAAGGAAGAACTTAATGCTGAAATAAATATAACAAAAGGATTGATCGAAAATAAAGTATCTCTAGATGTCTATAATGAAAATGATCAATTAATAAAATCAGATATTAGCAATTTACAAGTTAGTTACAACCAAATTTCTTCTACAGTATCTAAAATTATAAATGGTACCCAAGAAATATCTGGTGTTGTAACACAAAGTAATTTCGTTACAATTTTTTCTTCAAATAAAAATGCATTAGGGCAAGAAGTTATTGAATCTATTAATGTTGGCGGAGGAGGCGTTACAATTGATGCAAGTAGGATTAATCTTAATGGAGCTATTAGTGCAAACGGGAATGTTCAGATTACAACAGATGGAAAACTTATTGCAGTTAACGGAGAGTTTACAGGAAAAATTACAGCGACAGAAGGAGAAATTGCCGGACTGAAATTAAGCAATAATGGATTGAGATCATCTGATTTCAATGCGAGTTCAAAAATAGGCTCTTGTTATGCTAAAAATGGTTTTTCTGTATATGCATCAGGATCCGGCGTACTTGCCCCTTCAACAGGTATGTTACAAGCCGGAATAATAACAGCAACAGGAGATAACGCAGAAATAATCGGATTAGAGATAATAGCCAAAAATACTTCCAGTTATGCAACTTTAGCAAAAATAACAGCATTAAAATTAAGAGCCATAGACTATGTTGATGATAGTAAAAAGATGGCTCCAACTGCGGCTTTAATAGTTGAAGAGGGAGTATCGATATTTAACGGAGATGTTGAGGTAAATGGAAAATCTACATTTAACGGTGCTGTATATTTTAAAAATGTTCAAAACGTTAATGGTAAAAAAAATTATTACTTATGCATAGATAGATCAACAGGACAATTGTATTACAGATAAATTATAAAAAACATGGAAATTAACTATTTTATTTCAGCAAAAGCAACGGCAACGGTATAGAATATAAATGTATCGCTGAGTGCAGAGTATCAAAAAGAGCAAGCACCGGAAGTTATCTCCGTAGTAGCAAACGGATACTTGGACGACGGGAAGAAATTCATGAATGCAACCCTTAAATACAATCCTAAGTCCGAGGATTTCAATTCGATTAACGGATCAAATGTTGACTTGGGTATTATTCAGGAAATTGTTCCGCTAATTACGGAATTTTATAGAAAGATTACTGAAACATTCACTAACTACTAACAAAATGAAATATAGATTCGACGCAAAAAATGTATTTGCAATTGATTTATTGGGTAATAATTATATTCAATTGCTGGAAGAGAATCAAAATAAAGGCATTCATCAACTTATCGGGAATGCTGTTTATGTATGCACAAATACGATTGAAATGCATGAGATTGCAAAAAAGATATTCAACGGGGAAGCGGTGGATATGAATGAAAATGAGACAGAATTATTCAAAGCCTCAATAATGGATTCAACCTGGCATGTTTTTATTAAAAACGCTATTATCTCTGCAATCAGAAACAAATAAAAAAGAGGCCGCCCTCGCGACCTCAGTATTGAATTTCCCAAGCATAACATCCCAAGTCAATTAATTACAAGTTTATAGTAATTTTTATAAAACACAAAGAAAAATTGCAAATAAATACCTGGGAATAAAGGAGAAAAATATTATTACAGATAACAAAATATGGAACAGTATATACATAAATGGTTATTATTTTCTGCAGGTGCCATAACCGCTTATATGAGTGATATAATCGGAATTGTCATACTGTTTCTTATTCTGTTCATCGCCGATTTTGTTACTGGCTGTGTGGCCAGTTTCCTGACTGGCAATAAAATCGAATCCTACCGGCTACGCTGGAGTTTTGTCAAGACATTCTGCTATTTCGGGACATTTGTCTTCACGGTCATCTCCGGTCTGTGTCTCAACAAACTGCCGTTCTTCATTAACATCATGAAGCTGGAGGTGTATGTAGCCCTCTGGATTGAAGCAGTATCCATTACCGAAAACCTGATTAAGATTTTCCCGGGAGTGGTATTTCTTGAATATATGCACTTTATGGTCAGCTCAGAATGGGTGAAGAAGATATCCGGCCTGGCAAATTTTTTAAAAGAGAAAGGAGAAAAGAAATGAAACTGAAACTCGAACGGTTATACCTGAAACCGGATTATACAATCGGAAAATTGTACATAGATGGAAAATATTTTTGTGATACACTTGAAGATCAGGTCAGGGATCTGGCAAAAGAAAGGAAGATTCCGGGACGGACTGCCATCCCTGCCGGGGTCTATGAAGTGATTGTGAATATTTCGCCCAGGTTCCGCCGGAAACTTCCACGCCTTCTGGATGTACCGGGCTTCGACGGGATTCTGATCCACCGGGGCAATACGGCTGAAGACACTTCGGGGTGTATTCTGGTGGGTGAGAATCGGGAGCGGGGCAAGGTCATCAACTCGACCCGGTATGAAGTACAGCTTACCGGAATACTCGAAAGGGCACAGGAAAAAGGGAAAATAACCATTGAAATCATACAGTCATGACAAAGTATCTGCTATTTATGATCCTTGTTTTGGCCACTTTCCTGGCAGTTTCTGTAAAGAACTGCCAGGATATCCGGACGGACCGGAACCGATTATCGGATAATCAGCGTACATTACTTGCTGATATCGAATTTTACCGGACAAAGGATAGCCTGAGTGTTGCAAGTGTGGAACGTCTGACATTGACGAACCGGGAATTCCGGAAATACGCCGGCGAACTGAAGAAAACCGTAGAGGAACTTAATCTAAAGGTAAAACATCTCCAGTCTGCCAGCCAGTCCGCTACCGAAACCAAATACCTGGTAAAAACAGAAATCCGGGACAGCATAATCATTCGACCTGGTAAAACTGATACACTTAGCTGCATCAACTATCAGGATCCTTACCTTACTTTTTCCGGCAGTATCACCGGAAAGCAATTCTCCGGACTTATCCAAAGTCGGGACACTATTATTCAGCTGATCCATCGCGTTCCACGTCGGCTTTGGTTTATCCGCTGGGGTACAAAAGCAATTCGGCAGGAAATAATAAGCCGGAATCCTTACAGCCGGATCGCTTACACGGAATATATCGAGCTGAAGAAATAATAAAACAGCGCTTTTTGCCATGGCGACAGTGAGCCGGATGAAAGAAGTCCGGATATGTCTTTTTCCGGAATGGCCAGCTTGCCGGACAGGCTTTTGACAGTTTCCCCCGTTTCCTGCATGCGCCTGATCAGCCAGCCGGGAGTAATGTCTTTAATTTCTGTTTTTTCTTCCTGTTCTGCAAAATAGCTGGTATTCTCCAGTTTGTCT